TCCAGTTGGAGCATCCCAAGTTCCTGGTTCTCCACCAGTCCAGTAATGTACACTCTGCGCGTGAGTAGTGAGTGTACATCCACTGCTTGCAGCAACACGAACTTTACGCTGTCCAAGACCGCCCCAAATCACATGACAAATACCGGAACGGAATGGATCGGCAATAATCTTCGGGAAGGTTGCAAGCGTGGAGTTATTAGCATGGGTAAGACCCATAAGACTATCATCAATTGGAGGAGCAGGAAAGGGTGGTTGGATGGCTCTATTGATTCTCTTGAATACATTATCAACTGGATCATAATGGTAAATTCGTACACCGGCACCGAGATTCGTGAATGGTGGACAACCATCACTAGATGGTAGAGGTTCTCCATTTGCCATTCGGATGATATGAGCTAGGAAGATCCCATTAATAGTCCCATCAGTAGCAAGCATTCCAGATTGTGCAAACTGGCTTGATCCACTACCCTCGATACCACCGATCTGCTCCCACGTTGTTCCTGATCCTCGCCAAACTTTGGTGCTAGTACCATTAGCACCAACAACCCAGAACTCATCACCAATATGAATTGCCTGCTGGTAACTATCACCAGGCGCATTCGGCATGGTTGCAACTTCGATTGGCGGAAGGGTGAGAATATCTTGTGCCATTAGAGTGGCGTTACTGATCCGTCTGTAGCAGAGACTTCAATTACTGTCGGAGTGTTACCAAACGAAATGACATAGTGCTCAACAGCATCGGGCCAAAACTGTACGGGCAAGAAAGCGATGATATCTCCAGGTCCTCCACCGTCGATAGCTCCCCTGAATTTCAGGTGCATCGGAGATGCCTTACTAAACTGAGGATCATGGTAAGGGCCACCAACTGAAACCCAGGGAGGTTCTAGCGTAAGATCGTACCAACGGCCACCACCGACGAAAACCCATCCACCGTTCGTATACTGCCAGAATGTGTCATCATCGAATCCTCCTGCATGTTGCGCTTCTACCGGATCGTCTGGAAGGTCGCCAGGATTGGGATTCTTCCAATCGTAGAAGAGATACAGAGGATGTGTTGGCTGCTTGATATTCGCCAATCCGACAACTTTGTCCTCAAGTACAGACAATTCATGGAAGATATCATCAATGAGGTCTTTGCCTCTACCTAGGAAATCTTTGCCGGCCACTAAATCTGCTCCACCACTCCGTCTACATCATACCAAGCCTTCCACAGGGTGGAATGTAGCTCTACGAGTTCTTCGCCTTCGTTTGTAATCTCGGCATCAATCGAAACTAGCTTCTTTGTGCCTGTTACCTGATGACCATAGATATTCGTGCGAGACTCGAAATAGACACCGGGACGCACAACATTCCAAAAATCGTTAATGTTCTCAGGAGCTACCTTAATTGGCACTTCTCGCTGAGGTCTGACTGCCGCTCTCAATGCGCCTTTCGCCAATTTCTCAAGAGCATCGAAATTCGGCTGATCCCCGAAATCCATCGAATGATCGAGACGCCTGAAAGTTTGCTGTCCCTCTGTGGAGCCGTAGTTTCTGCCCATCTTGTACGATGAGCCTGCCCCGAATGCAAGTAGATGAGTACCTTCCGGGCCGTTGTCAGTCCACTCAGTCTCAAGTGCTGAGTCTGTATGAACGACTGTCTCGGGCGATCCAGTAATCATCATAAATGCAAGAATAGTCGGATCGCTGTACTCTGGATAGTATAGTCGAAATTCCTTGTTCTCAAGAATCTCGAAATCAAATCCAGGCTTGCCTTCTGCAAGAGTCTTGATCTTCGAGAGCATATCCTCAGTATCGCCAAACTCGATTCGCAAGCTACTATCGAAAGTTGTGCGAGCTACCAAATCGAGCAAGTCGATATTCAGGCTGTAATCTCTCGAGAGTGTTGCAGTCAGCATTTCATGGATAATATCGCATACATCCTCGTTGTGCATCCGAAGTCGCCAAGTTAGCGGATTGTGAGGATCGAATGGATAGTGTCGGCGCTCTAGATAGTGCAGCCAACTCTTGCCCGTTACCTTGACTACTTCCTGGCCTGATGGAATATTGATAGACGTAACCATCCCTGCCATGCCAGTAATAATCTCTCCGTCTCTCAGCAACTCCCAATCATGCTGATATGCGCCGAGCCAGTCACCCTCGGCTGTATTCTCTTCCTCGATTACAGGATTGTCCGTAGATACCTCATACGAGATATCATGCGGATCGTCAAGATTGATCGTGAAGTTGAGATTCTCAGGATCAATCGTATGGAGCAGATCCCCGTTATGTGTGCGGTGTCGAATTTGCCAGTTAGCCACTAAACTAGAACCCTCCGCCCCGTACCAATTTCAGTGAAGTGCGGCTCAAAGACGTGGAATGAAACCTGGAATGGGGAAACACTCGGATACAGTGCTTGCAGAGGAATCTCCGGATATCCGTCCAATCGACAGTCTCCGGCAAATTCATACGTCTGCCCCGTATACTTGATATAGAGTGTTCCCCAACGTCTCAAGCGTTGGCGTCCGGGGGGAGGGACTAGAATATCTAGCATATTCAACCGAGCCGTGATGTAGTTCTCAGTTGTGTCGTAAACGATATCTCCCTCCAAATGTACAGTCACCGGACCCATGTATCCGTAAGACTGCCAATCTCCATGATCCTGCATATGTGGACGATCTGCGCCTCTTGTCTCTCCGTCGATATGATAGTCGTGAAGGGGCAGATTGTCAGTATTGAAGCTGAGCGACTGACTTCTCAGGTTTGTGAATCTGCAAGTCTCAATCATCGACGTCTCCTATGCCGATGCTTCTTGCGGAATCTATCTCTTGCCAAAGCCGTACCAACTGTCTCTCCTGGCTGCGTATGAATGTGAGTCGTATCGTTGTAGTTATTCGTGGTCTTGCTACCGTCTCCACGACGACGATGCCTTGGATTGTTTCCAAGCTGAGCGCCAGTTTGTCCATGAAGCCACGAAAGCCACAGCCGTTCCATTTGCTTACGGATAACACTGGACTCGTCATTCATTCCGCGCATCATGCGAAGTGCGGCATTGCGACCGTATCTGCGCCACTCCATCAACTTGCGATTGAAGTCAACTTTCGTGGCCTTGTCAATATCTGCCTGACCCCGACGCCAAATAGCAACGTATCTAGCAAGCTGCTTTGGAGTCATTCGATTTAGCAACATAAGCTGCTGAGTTGCGCCTGGGCCTAGTGCTTGCAGAGAAGCTAGCAATCCAGCAGGAATACCGCGTCTGCCAAGTCTAGCGAGTTGTCGCTGCCAACGCTCAAATGCAGCGACCTGCTGACGCAGATCAATCATCAGGTCTTTGGTATTTAGCTTCTCTCCCCAATCGAGCTTAGCCTGCACCGCTTCTCCAGTAATGTGCGGGCCTTGGAATAGCTCACCCATTGCCTGTTCATTCGACTGACGCAATTCCTCGAAAATCTGCGTCATGTTGTCAACTGCTTCCTTCATGTTCTGCTGCAAACGCTGAGCATTTTCGGCAGCTTTCTGTTCTCCCGACTTGGAAGCGTCTCCAACTTGTGCCATTGCCTTCTGCCATGCAGCAACGTACCGCTTTAGCTGTTTGTCAGAAGCAGTAGCAAGTGCCGTAATTGCAGGAGTACCCTCGGCTCCGAGTTGTGCTAGCTGATTCAGCAACTTGCCAGGAACGTTGCGAGCATGAAGAATTGCAAGTCCCTGGTTGAAATGTTGGAAGGTTGTAAGCTGCTGATTGATGTTCTGCTGCAACATTTGTAGCGTAACTCCAACACCCTGCTTAGTTTCCGGAATTAGTTGGAGCGTAAGATTCTGAGCTAGATCACGAAGGAATGGGAATCGAGACTTGATACCGACTTCAAGACCCTTGACGTAATCAGCACCCACAGGCATGAGCTTTGTAGCAGGAGACTGAGCGCCAATCGCAGTCCTAGCAACTCTAACGCTAAATGTCATTGAGTTGGCAATTGCTGTATTGATGAGGTATGCGTTGTATTTGATACCCCTTGCAACACCAGCCGAAATGTCTGCACCGATCTGAGCAGCATCCTTTGAAATGCCGCTACTGCGAACCATGCGAGTAATCGTGCGCTGGAATACTTGTGCGCCTCTTGCAACATTCCTCGCTGCTGCTGGATCAGGATGAAATGGAATTCCCGCAGCAACCGCCGCAGTACCCGTAAGGTTGCGGAGTGCTCTACCTGATGCTCTTGCGATCTTCTGATTTAGCTCGCGCTCTCGAATATCTACGCGAATCTGATATCGCGCTCTATTTAGTGCGCGGCGTACTTGAATTGGAAGCTGCCTCAAAGCTGCGCGATCGTGCTGAGCCTTAACGATTAGCCGAATCTCGGGAAGTGTCAGCATTCGTCCAAGATTCGCAGCCGTACCAAATAGCTGCCTTTGCAGATTCCGATTGACTTGAGGAATTAGTCGCTGATCTGCAAGCTGTCGAATGACCTTGAAGAAGTTTTGCTGTAGTTCTCGGGCATTCCGATTTGCACCAGTCGTTAGCTGCGCGATTCCAGCTTGTAGATTCTTTAGCGTATCCTCAGCTTCGTTCAATCCATGCAAGCCTTGCGTGTCATCCATCGCAAGTAGCCATTTGCGCTGAGAGTCTGTCAGGGTTGTGAAATCAGTCGATGCAAGGCGAACGTACTTGCGAACCGTATTCAGTCGTGTACTCTGCAATCCGATTGCTTGTAGCGTTGCACCCTGATTCCTAAATCCTGCTGTGAGTGCGCGGAAACTGGACTGAGCGCGGTAGTTAGCCTTTCGTAGATTCTCAATCGCATCTGCCAAATCTGCATAGGCTGCTCTGCGCTGTCTCAGTATTCCTGGTCTATCACCGGGAGCAGCAGTTCTAAGCTGTTGATTCAGTTGCTTGATTTCATCACGAACCGAAGCAACTGCATCCCTCGACCGAATGATGTTTCGTACATCTAGAGCGAGTCCGCCAAATCGCTGAGCATTCTGAGAAGTCTGATCGGTGAGAGTCTTGATGTTGTTCATGTAGTTCTCGACTCTCTGCGTATGCTTCTCAACGTCGTCCATGTGCTTTTTCCAGAGGAATGCACCGGCGGCTGTAGCTGCGATACCTCCTGCGATGATTGCAAGTGTTGGAGGCATTACACTCATTGCTGCACCAGCACCAGCCATGCTAGCAGCAAATCCCTTAGCTCCATTTTCTAGAGCAGTCATTCTCTCTACGCGGAATGCGGTATTCATCAGACTTGCTGATCTACCTGCACCGCGCAGACTACCTGCAATTCCTCCTGCCCCTGCAAGTCCGCTAAGTCCACCAGCAGCTTGAACAGCTACGATTGCGTTACGAGTGCGAAGAAGCATCGCAACGACCAATCCTGCTGTAACGAGAAAGCCCTTCCAAGAGTCAGTCGCAAAGTTGACTGCTTCGCCTAGAACATCAAATCCGTGGCCTGTCGAGATTACGATTGCAGCCATAGCAATTAGGCCCACTGGACCGATCATAAGCATTCTTGTAACTCTGCTCATTCCCATCCATGTAGCAGTAGCCCTACCTAGCGCACCAATCAGCGTTAGGAACGTACCTGCTACAAGCCCAATTCCAGCAGCATAGGCGATCCACTTTGCGATTTCGTTACGTCTTGCAGGAGGCAGTCTATTGAACCATTCAACTGCTTGGCGCAAAGGCTCAAGCATTCGTAGAAGTACGGGAGTGACAGCAGCACCAATTTGTAGTGCAAGTGCTTGCATTGAGCGAACGAACATCTGCCAGCGAACACCTGGCGTATCTCGCATTGCAGCAAGCGACTTCGTAAACTCGTTGTTGTCATTAATTGTCTGACCAAGCAAGTCACGATATCCCTGTACGTCTCTAGTCAGGAATGTGAATGCTCTACGAGCCTGGATTGTTCCTGTCAATCCCCTACTTCCACCAGCACCGCCGGCAGCCGTAATCTGCTTGAAGAATTCGAGCGGATTCTTTGTACCCCTAGCAAGTGCAGGAAACCGCTTTACGATCGCATCAATGATATCAGGCAGAGGCTTCATTCGATTATGCGCGTCTGTGATATTGACGCCGAACGTCTTGAGTCCCGCAATAAACTCAGGGCGCTGGAATGTCTCAAGTAGTCGTGCGAATGAAGTACCGGCCATTCTCACATTTGGAATACGCCTAGTGAGAAATGCCATAGTACCAGACATTGTATCGAATGTCTGATTCGCTGCCTTAGCTGCGGGAGCGGTCGTTGCTAGACTCTGTACGAATTCTTGGAAAGTCATGCGACCGAAGCGAACTGCTGCGAATGCGCGATTCATCATCTGTCGCATATCGTTCATGCTCTGGCCCGTAAATCGAGTTGTCTTGCCGAAATCGTTAAAGACCGTGACTGCTGCATGAGTCACATCTTCAAGTGGAGTCATTCCTGCGACTGCTGCCTGATTTGCAAGCTTTAGGAAATTCAGCCCTGTGGCGGTTTGCTTTGCCTGATTCCCAACGAACGTTAGCGATGAGTAGATATCATACGCTGATGTAGTCATTTCCTGAGCAGATGCAGTAAACTGACCCATTGTCCGAAGAATGCCAGTTTGAATCTGCCTTGAGGCTCGCTGAGTTTCGGCAACAGTGTTGCCGACCTGAGTTGCTGCGAGAGTTGCGGACTGTGCAAACTGTGCATTAGCATGAGCCATGATGCCAAGTGCTACACCAGTTGCACCGCCGGCGATTTGGATGGATCGTCCTAAGTCAGTTGCAACTCTCGAGCCTGCTGCAACTCTATCCCACTTCGCAAGTCTCTGCTGTTCATTCAAATGGCGCAAAGCCATTGCATTACGTTCTAGCGCCGCAGTCGTCTCATTGATGACTCGTCGCTGATTCGCAATCTGTAGACTTAGTTCTCTTTCTCGCGCAGATAGCGTTGCATCCATAGTGGCTAGACGCGCTTTTTCTGCTGTGAGATTTCGCAGCGCAACTTCCTGATCTGCCATAATTTTGAGTTGCCGCTGTTGTGTTTGTAACTGTGAAACTAACTCTCTTTGCTTGAGAGTGAATCTTGCAGGAATTGGTCCACCTGCTGCTACATCTGCGGCAGCTTGCCTAGCGGAAGGACGCATTCGTCGTTGCAGTCTCAACTGTCTAGTTTCTGCGGCGAATGCAGCATCGCTCGCAGCCGTAATTGAGCGACGAATCGTAGCCTCCCGCGCGGCAAGCTGATTTCTGGCTCTTTGAATCCCATTTCGCTGTTGGTCAATTCGTAGTGCCCTGGTGCCTGTTTGCATACTTTCGAGAGATTGCTGCTGTTGAGCAAGTCTCCTCATCAGACCCATACGTTGACCAGCTAGCTGAGCCTGTGCAGCCTCGTAATCGTGACCAGCACGAGAAAGTGTCGCAAAGTCACGACCAATATGTCTAAGTGTACGAGTAGCCTGATCGCTTACTCGTACAAAGTAGACAATTTCTCTCGCGCTAAGTGCCACTCGTCTCAGTCTTTTCCATTTCGGCCTTTTCCATCGAGGCTCGAACGTCCAAGACTCTCTCCATTCTGACTATTGCAGGGCCGGGTTGTTCGCATAGTCCCCCTGCGTATGGCAAACAATGCAATTCCGTACACAGGGAGACTATACGAATCCAGTAGATTACTTCCTTGATTAACTCTCCGGAGTAACCTCTTCGTTCTGCCCATTCCGGCGACTGTGAGAGGATGATGTAGCAGCATGCGGAAAATCCTCAAGTGCTTCATCATCCTCCTGATTCATTTCATCAATGTACGTCTCGATTTCCTGAGCAACCTTCGGATCAAGAATACTGAACGTCATCGGATTTCCGAAGTCCAGCTTATTATCCTGATCGTCAGTCAAGTTGTGATCGACAATGCAATGCTTGAATTCAAACTCTCTCGTCCAACGCTGAGCAGACTCCAAATCGAACTTCTGTGCAACGTTCCGCTGATTCTTTCCAGTCGGAATAGTCTGAGAGGTTCTGAATGCATTGTCCCGTCTCTCCAACATCTGAGAGTATGAGAGTGGTTTTAGATCGACGTACCCACCCTCCACAGAGCGGAGATTCTTCCTAGTAGTCTCCTGACTGACAGTTGCCTTTGGCATTTCTCTCCTCTTTCTCTTGCTAGGTTAGATTCGCTGCGGACTTGACGTGAATCTCGTATGCGTCGCCACCTGCAATACCAATGACTCGTCCAGTAACGCGAGCCATGATGATATCTCCCATCCCAGGTAGATCAACCTCATACGTATCGTAGTTAGAGCGGTTAGCCTGAATCTTGACACCATCAGTAGCCGCCGTAAAGTCGCCGACTCCCTGAGTGGATTCAAGCTTAATCGCCTTCTGCGTAGTGTTCTTGAAGTTGACGTACTCGGTCTTATCCTCGAAGTCCAACTCAGTTTCGTAGCTTGCCTCAGTCTCACCCATCGAGACGTAAGAAGCAGAGCGATCCTTGCGGATACGATTCTGAGCATTGCCGTTATGATTCGCGCGGAACGTGAATCCGTTGAAGTTAGTCGATGCAGCACCGAACGTTGGAGTCGTTCCAGCAGCAGCAACAAAGATCGCATGTGCATCGGCACCAAGCAAGTCCGGACTAGTCCAAGTAGGTGTACCGATTGCAACCGGATCATCCTGATCGCTCAAACCGATCATGTTGAGCGTAACACGGAGAACAGCATCCTCAATCGTAAATTCGTAGCCAGTCACAACGCAACCGGCATAGCCGAATCCAAGACCGTTACGAACAATAGTGATAGATGCAGTTCTAGCACCGCTGCCCGGAACGATGGAAGCCGTCTTATTCGGCACATACTTGTAAGTGTATGGCCCTGTGCCAGTCTTGGTAATCGTATGACGCGAGCAATGCAGGAAGTATGGGAGGAAGTTGGTATCTACCTCCATTGTGATATCACCCTCGATGTGGTAATACCCCTGCTTTACATCGCTTACCATCACCTGCTGACGAAGCTGCGGAGAGTAGTACCGATCCTCATTGTAGCGAAAGCTCTCGCTTAGAATCGGAACCCAAACCCCTCCAACAGTTGAGGTATCAAGGTAGGTGCCTACAGTAGTCTCATGTGCAATGAATACTGCACCACCACCACCGAGTCCAATCGACATTAGGAGTTGTCACCCCCTCCCTTCAAGTCAGTAGTACCACTCACTTCGATATGAGCTGAATCCTTCAACCCATCCTTCAACTTCATCCCTGTGGAATCGAGATATGCCTGTTCCTCTTCCTCCGAAACCTTGCGAGAACTGCCATTCTTGAACACTCCAAGAGGATCAATGGCAAACTCGTAGTCTTTCGGAAAACCGGGATGATCTACCTTAATCGAGTAGCTCATTTAAATCGCTCCTGGCTTAGCCCTTCGTAGACCATACGTGTTCCGACTACAGCCTCGCCTTTCGGCCTGTTAAAGAAACCCTGATTCTCGTCTGAAACGTAACCGAAGATGAGGCGACCTCCTAATGTCATGCTTTCGTGCAGTTTGTCAGTAATCGCAGAGGTTAGCTCTAGATCCTCTTGAGTCCTCTGAGTGTGACGAATGGTGAGTTTCGCATGATACACCCATAGGTTCAGAACCAGCGTGAGATTGAACGTATGAGTTCCGTGGATTACTCGACTAATACCTTCGGGAGATACCAAAACTGCCGGATACTCCTTAATCAATCGCTCGCTTCCAAACTCCACAGTGGCTAGTCCCAATACGCCTGCTTCTTCATCGAGGAAGTCTTTGACGTATTGAGCTAAATCCTGCTGAGTTGTGAAGAGTGTGCCTTCTGCGATTGTTGGCATTAGAATCCAGGCCCGAATCTTGGACCTCTCGGCGTTCTGAACAAACGCTGAGCGAATCCGGTTTTCGGATTGATGACGACTTCAAAGGCATTGTCCACGAATTCGTCCATGATATCGAAGATCACAAACTCTGCATCTTCGCTGACTCCAATGAATGAACGCCTTGGCAGAGGATTCTCGCCTACACCTTCTAGATCAGTAATTCCTTCTGCTCCTAGTGTAGCCTTGAGTCCCTCAGTTCCAGCGAGCATTCGATTGTCGAGTCCCTCTTGATGCCACAGCCAGCGATCATTTGAATCACCGCGTCTATTCGGGACACGCCATTCTGCTGTATTTGCAAAAAGCTCGTGACCAGTGACTTGCCATGAGAGTCGGTTAAGTACCGCTCTCATCATGTTACCAGTCTGTACGAGCAATCCGCCTACGTTTGTTCTTTCTCCTACGTCTCGGTAATTCCAAGACCACCTGCGCCAAGGGCTTCCGCCTGGATCGTGCTTTCCTTCAAAGTTACTCCGGATATCACGAAGCACAACTTCCCTAGCTCCTGCAAGTGCGGGAGCAAACGATGTAAGTGCATCAGCAGCAGTATTCAACTCTTCTGCAATTACGATCGGATCAGGACGCCATTGTGTCCGGACGGAAATTGGCACTACTTCTCCATTGCCATTGTGAAGTATGGCCCATCAGTCGTATCGTCAGGCCAGAACTTTAGGATGGAAGCATCGTCTCCTGGTACTTCTACCAAGTCGATTGTTCCAGCCCTTAGCTCCATGATGAGAGCCATTGCTTCATTGTACTTGACTTGTGCATACTGTGGATCGTCAAGGGAATCTTCGCTGTATCTCTGTCTGTAGTAAAATGCAGCAATGAGGCGACCCGCAATAGCTCTGATTAGCTCAGGCGTATTGGTAGGTGTATCCCATCCTGCAAGAACTACAGGTTCGTAGACACCACTCAGATATCCCTTGACGATCCTTTCTGCGTCTCTTTCAAGTGCAGGGTCGATCGCATCATCTACCTCCAATTTATCGGTGGGCAGATGAACGTTTACATCCTCTAGATCAGCTAGAGCCACTCTTCTTTCCCGATCCAGAATCCACTACATCAGCAAGAGAGCTTTCAGTAGTAGGTGCGAATGTAGATCCGCCAGTTGCCATTGGCGCATCCTCCATTTCCCGCGCCTTATCCAAATACCACTCACGCGGAGAACGAGTGTCACCTTCGGGCACCGGGAACTTCTCTTCACGAACAGCACCAGCATCAACTAGCTCCTGAAACTGCTCCTTTGAAAGCTTCAACTTAGAAGCTGAAACTTCCTCTCCCGGCATAACGGAGACAGGGTGAGCGTAGACACCATCCTCCGTTACCTCGGCGTCGTAGCGAATTTCACTCCAAGCGTAGTAAGCCATGAAATTATGTCACCCCCTCAGTTTAGAAAGCGCCCGATGAAAATGCCGTCTTGATGAGGTAGCCCGCAACGTTAGAGACGATCTTCAAATCGTACTTCATTGAAGTGCGAACGATATCGCTCTTGCGCGGTTCCTCACGCCAACGATCAGTCGGCCGAATTGTTCCATCCGGATACACCTGAGCAAAGGTCTTACCGAATGTCTTAGTCCGCTGACCAGGAGTAGCATCAGAAAGACCAAGCCAAACATCCTTACCCCAAAAGTCCGTGATGGACTCAGTTGCGTCGATGTTGTTAGCTGCATTGTATACCGAATCGGTAAGAATGATCTCACCCTCGAATCCAGTCAGAATGCGAAATGCATCCGGCTGTGCGAGCGAGAAGTTCTTGAACCGATCAACAATGCGAGGATGGTTCTCGATGTACGGAACTCCCATTGCAGGAATTGCAAGCAGATTCGGACGACGCCTAGTAAGACTCCAAACCTTCCGAATACCAGCCTGAATTGCACCAACAGGATCAGACGTAGAAGCAGTACCACCAGTGTAATCATCCCACTGTTGGGCACCCGCAAGGGTAACAGTGTTACCAACTGCGTAGTTAGCAGTATTGCGAGCAGCATCCGACGCCTTCTTTTCGTGACCAAGCAGAATTGCTCTAGTCACTAGCTCAGTTGCATCCCTCTCTGGATCAAGCTGCAAAGCTCCACCGAACACGGCATCAGCAAGACCACCCTGAGAAGTAAGCTCCTGCCTTTCCTCATCGTGAATTGGAGCCTGCAACGAATGCTCATGGGTCTGGAAAGTATCCTCACTCCACTTTCCACCCTTGACTTCATTCGCCACAGTACCCGGCTCACGGCGATCCTCGAAAATCAGCCAATTCGACCTATCGAATACACGATAGCGACCGGACTGAGTACGAACAGGGGTAATCGGAAAAATCCGAGTACCATAGAGCGTCTGATCCTCGTATCCAACTGAAAAGCCAGTTAGAATAGGATCACTGTAAAGAGTACCAGGATCATACATTTAGGTTATTTCACCTCCTTACTGCTTGCGACGTGCGATCATTACAGGAATGTAGTCGTCAAGCGCACCTGCGGCAGCAAGTGCAATTCCAAGCACCCAACGACCAGCAGTACCACTAGCCGTAATTACACGACCGTTTGCATCAATCTCAACTTCAACGCCCTTGGTGATTGCAGCACCAGCAGCGACTTCTGAGATTCCCTGCTCACGAACAGAAGCACCCTTACCGCGAGTTAGTTCCGAAGTGATAACTCCGAACTGAATAACGCCAAGTGGATAGTCAGTAGCGGCAGATACCTTCGTAACCTCTTCCGCATTGGAAGTAGCCTTCACAACGCGAAACTTCTCGCAAGCGGCTGCTAGATCGTAGCCCTTATCGAGAACGAAATTACCGTAGGCCATTTATATATACCTCCTTCCTATTCCACTGGCCTTGCGACACGGTACGCATCAAACATTGCAGGCTCACGCTTTGCAGCTTCCGTAACTGCGTCAGCGTAACTAAGCTTATCCTCATTCTGAATCGTGGTGACAAGCTCAGCGAAAGCCTTGCGGGGATTGTCAGACTCAGCAGAGAATGTCGAGCGAGTGCGAGAAGAACCCTTCTCACCAAACTCGACAATTCCACCATCTGCAATCGTATCGAGAACATCAGCAACGTCAGTCGGAGTGATCTTCTCACTGAACGACTTGAGAACCAATGCCTCAATCTTGTCAACAACCAACTGCGAAAAGCCACGAGTCGTCTTTACAACAGCGTCTCCATCCTTCTTTGAAAACCGCTCGTAATTCTCAGCGAATGCCTTAGCGGTATTCTCACGATCAACCTTCTCAAGACGCTGCAAACGTGCAAACTCATCAGGATATGCCTCAGCAAAAGCCTTCTTCTCAGAGTGAGCCTTTGCAGCATCCCGAAGAGGCTGAACCTCATCCTTCATTTCCGTGATAGCCTTGACAATATCTGCATCTGGATCAAGGCCAAGAGTCTCACGGAGCTTAGCATCAAGTTCCTTCACCTTAGCCTCCGGATCGTCTACAGGTGGAGTGTCTCTACGACTTCCACTTGTAATTGCTTTGTCATCACTTCCATCTTCGTCAGTTCGTGGAGCAGGTGGAGAACCAGTACCCGGCTCCGAATGCTCCAATTCCCTACTCTCGTTCTTATTCTCGTCTCCCACATTACCTCCCTTCTCTTCAAAGAGTTCCGAGAAGTTGATTGGAACCATCCCCTTAACCCAGGGGCGATTGGTGAGGCCACCACCAATGATTACGTCCTTGTGAACCTCCTTTGTGTGGGGATGCTCCCATTCATCGGAAATCTCGGTGGAAAAATACTTCCACTCGCCTTTCTCGATTTCTTCCTTTGCAGTCTCGGTGAAGTTTACACCGAACCACAGACCATCTTCACGAATATCGACTTCTCGAATCCAGCCGGATGCCTTACCGCCCTTTGCTGGATCAAGTCCATGCTCGTAATCAGTTGCAATTTCCTGACCGCGTACCTTGTTGTCGAAATTGCGCTTGTATCGAGCAGCGATATCCTGATCGACCGTTGTTTCCCCAAAAATTGGATGATCCCACGTATCGAAGGGAAATGCCTGAACCCAAACAATATCACCTTCTAGAGCCTCGGCAAATCCCTTCGTGGGAATGAGGAAATTGTGTTCGTGATTCATCTGACCTCGATTCAGCTTCGCGTACAAAGCTCTCTGCTGAGACTCTGCTGAGCCCTTAGATGCGTGACACCTACCATTTACTGAACCAGTGTTGGAATTCTTGACTGCCCAAGGCTTATCTGCTGGACAAGCATTCGTGTCCTTTTCAACCTTCCAAGGCACTCTTACCAACTACCTCCATTTGCTTCAACACTGTCTGAGTCGTCCACTTGAAATCTGCTGACTTAGGATCATTCAGAGCCTCAAGTAGAACCTCAGGCGATGCTTTGTCGTCTCCGTTCCAAATGTCTACTACTCTGTACAACTTACCTCGGGGAGTCACTACGAAACAGCCTACTAAGCCGTTCATAGTTCATGCTCCCATATTCCCCTGACCACCGTTGTTACCAACAGTGCTCTTATTACTGTTGTCTCCCACTCCCGAAATACCAGTTGCACCATTCTGACCACTCACTTTCGGTGCTGGCCTAGCTTCGGTCTTTCGTGGGGCACCCAACTGATCCCTTGCCCATTGCTCCAAATTGAGATCAGGAGTAACAATCTCCTTATCTACGATATTCGCAAGTGCGGCTCCCCATTGCTGCAAGTCCTTAGTCTCGCCAATGTTACGAGCCTTCATCTGCGGATATCGGTCTGTATCGAAATTCCATGCAACGAGCTTTGGAATCATATACAGATTGAAGTATGAGCAAATCAGATCAGCGACGTATCTAAGCGACTTCATAAATACGTCCTGCTGCGACTGTGAGGTTGCTCTACCACCACCTTCCGACATTCCGAGAAGTAGAAACTGTGCCATGACGTTCAGCATAATCATCGCATTGTGATGATCTGCTGATTTCAGAGCATCTACTGCATTGCCAGAAAGTTCCTTGAACCCAATCTCAAACCCAGGAGGCGCAACGATCCCTGCCTTTTCATTGGTTCTCAAATTCTGTACGAGAACCCACGCTGCTGCCGTATCCTGTGGAGTGAAGTTGGAAGGTAGCTTTACCTCAGGTACGCCAATTCCATGACGTTCCTTCTGGATCGCATCAATCTTGTAAAGATGCGTCTTGTAGTACCAATGAGGGTAAGCCGTTCTAAGTACCGACTTACCCTCAAGGTCCCCACCATCCCCGTTTAGGGTGAAGATGATAAGTTGGTCGATTGGAATTTCGACCTCCTCAACCTTCTTATCCGCACGAATGGCGTTATGCTTGATTCCTACGGGACCACCATTGTCGTCGTATTCAATCTCTCGGATCGTAGAAGCTGGGCGTGGGGCGAGCTTTCGCAACATCGTGTACTTCTTGCGATTTGCCTTTTCTCGTCTCGGTGCCCATTCTGCGGTAGTCGGAATGGGATTGAGAACTGAGTACCCATCTTCGCACATATGAAGAATGTGCTGTAGCGTTTGAAGCCAGGGAGAACCGAAGTTCCCGAAGATGTTGAAGTCGCAAAACTCTGCAATATCTACATCATCCTGATTCTCGCTTGCAGCCTCCATGAAGTAGGTAGCCCCAAGAACAGGCGTTTTCCACATACGCACAGAAGTATCAACAGCGGCATCGCCATTGAGCATTCTGTTGTACGTTGTGCGAGCCTGTTGCTTTGAAGCTAGCTCAGGAACAACCTCTTGAATCTTGACAGGCTGTGAAGAACCTAGCTCACTATCAAGTTTGGGAGGCTCGACGTGTCCGGTCGCAGTTAGCGAGGAACCGGAATCTCTCCGAAAACTAGGAACTTTGAGTTTAGCCATAAGTTATCGGAGAGTCCAATTTTATGCCGGAGTGATAAGTCAGGAAGCCCTCTGCTTCATTACGCGCGCCCGGACTGTACACGTCACTGAGGTTAGAGTTCGCACCCAGGATGAAATACTCATTAAAGAAGTATCTTAGAGCGTCAGGTCCATGATCGTCATAATCGTGCTGTCTTTCAGAAGGGTTCTTTCCTTCCTTCGGGTCGGGTTTTCTCAAACTCTCCATTTGTCGAATAAGGTCAGTACAGGAGTGGTCGATGAGAAGTTTGGGCTTTCCATTAGGCTGCAATTTGAGCCAACGCTTGACAGCCTCGATGCCCAAATCCCATCCGACTGGATTTGCAGCAACTCCGCGAAAATGCTGCTTTAGCGTCTCGACACCATCTGCTCCGCGAGGATCAGCGAAAATTCCATCCATGTGGAAACCATCAGGACTGCGACGTGCCTTCAAAGCAATGGCATGATCCCATGTAGTCATATGTGTAACCTGATACTCTCTCCAAACGTACACATTCTCCTCAGGATCAACCATAATGTCTAGACATACAAAAGGTGCAGAGAACCCGAAGTCAACGGCCCAATAGTTTCTCCAACTCGGGTTGTACTCGATGTTAGTAACATGGTACTGTTCATTCCACTCATCGTAGATTTTACCCACCATCGCTGTAAATTCAGCACCATACTCTTGTCGCCAATATGCCTCTGATGCAACACGTCTAATCCGCTGCAATTCTGGATCATCGAAGCCACCAGGGAATCTGTATGTATTCACCCATGTTGGAAGTCTCCATGACGCATAGTCGGGCTCGTCAGGACTTTGACCAAGATCAAACAGTCCCTTATACCAGTTGTATCCCTTTGGAGTCGATGGAAAAATTGCCCATCCACGTTTGTCTGACAACGCTGGCTCGACATACTGTTCCCACGTTTGCATAGAATGCCGAGCAGCCTCGGACATAATTACTCCGTCAAGTCCCTCACCCAATAGAGAGTCAGGATTAGTTGCTGAAACACACTCAAGAATCGTGTCCCAAGGAAATTCGATCCGCATGTCTCCTTGCTTAACATTATAGCTGATCTTGAGTTCCTTCTGCAATCCAAGTTTGCGTGTGAAGTTGTGATGGACGACACGGAACTCCTTTTCTGCCAACTTGTAGGTAGGTCCGCAAATCCAGTAGTAGCTCTCAGGAATGAAGCATGCCTCGGTCATCTCAACGCCTGAGAAAATGCTCTTTCCGAAACGCCTCCCACAGCAGGGGATACGGAAGCGAGCCTCGGATTCATGGATAGCCCGCTGTTCCTCAGAATGAGGCTTATACTTGATTTTCTCCCAAAGCTTGGACTTTGAGATAGCCGCAGTCTTACGCATGTGCTACTTCAAACTCTAGCGGACCGACTCTTGGTTCTTCCGGTAAAGCCTGGAAGTTGATGAATAGCTCGTAAGTCCCAACTTCCCATGTATCTGTATCGACTAGGCAGTATGCCCGCATTCCGATATTCGTCACAGGCTGAGCTTGCAGTTTCCAAGTGCTACCTGCGCCTCTCTTACGAACATCGAAAGTGGGATTCGATCCATCGAGTGTCGAGATACTACCAATGCGGTCGGTAATGTCAACTACGATGTTCTCCTTCGTTCCTACTGGAAGCACCGTTGTCATACTCTTCCCTCCTTTGCCAACCAACGTCTGTAACTCTTTGAAGTTGACAGCCTATTCTCCACCATCTTAGCTGTGTAGCGTCTGTATGAATTCCCCTGGAGTGCAACGATGTACTTGAATTCGATTCCACCAGGAGTCAGTGATAGGTAGACAAGATCAACAAGTGGCGGACCCTCGAAATCTGTTCGCGGCTCGAGAGTTAGGTACTCTGTATCAGTATCCGCATACTCAAGTTCCTCAGAAATCGACGGAGTAAGAATGATGTACTCAACATCGGTATCCTCGGTTGTTAGAGTATCCGTTCCGGACGGCGTGTATGTGAGAGCTACCGTATCTGCATCACTGTACTCATGTGCTATGTAGTCTGTACTGTTCGGAGTTAGTCGGAAGTCCTCGATATCCGAATCTGTAGCTTGTATCGTCTCGTCAGTGGAAGGCACCAATAGAAGCGACTCGGTGGCAGAGTCGAATGTTTGCCCTGAGAGGGATTCATCGGCTGATGGAGTGAGTCTAAAATCTTCTCTTCCTGAATCAACAAGGTCTGCAATGTCTGTATCAGAAGGCGTAAGTGCAAGTACCTCTGTGGATGCGTCAATTGTCTGTTGAGTGTCTGATCCAGATGGTACAAGGCTGAGTCCTGTAGTGTCTGAATCTGTGTAGACGACTGAATAGACGTCGGTTCCGGATGGGACGAGTCCAAATGTCTCAACTCCTACGTCTTGCGCCGCTTGCGCCTCTGTTCCTGACGGTGTAATTTGGAGGTCTGTTCTTCCCGAATCAGATAGCGTCGCAGTATCGTCACTAATTGGTTGAAGGAGAAGAGTCTCTGTCGCAGAGTCAACTCCTGATTGAATATCTGTTCCAGATGCTTCAAGGCTAAGTCTTTCTGTTTCGGTATCTGTCCCTTGGACATTTTCATCTCCTGATGGTGTAAGTGCAAATAGCTCAGTTTCGGCATCAGTGTATCCAGAACCACCCGGAGTGTAGACTTCTGTTGAATCCGGAGTTAGTGCAAGTGATTCAGTTGCCGCATCAAATGTAGTATGTTCCTCAGTTGCACTAGGAGTCAAAACTAGAGATTGTGTTGCGGCGTCTACATATTCTGAAACGTCTGTTCCCGAAGGAACAAGCGACAACGTTTCAGTGGCGGCATCTGCAAACGCCGCAACCTCTGCTGCACTTGGAGTAAGCGCAAAAGTTTCGGTTGAAGCATCGACAAATTGTGCAGTCTCCGTTGCCGACGGAGTTAGCGCAAATACCTCTGTTCCTGTATCTACAAACTGAGCAGATTCAGTTGCAGAAGCAGTCAGAGCTAGTGCCTCTGTCGAAGCATCAACAAACTGGGCATTCTCAGTAGCCGATGGAGTTAGGCTAAGACTCTCAGTTGCGGAGTCTGTGTAGATTGTTCCCGTACTCTCAGGAAAGACGCCAGTTGCAATTAGCGTCACATCTGGATTGACTGCCCATGTTCCTGAGTTGGTATCAGTTCCAGAAGTATTCTCAAGCTTGCGGTTATTTGAGACTGTAAAGTTAAATGTACCAGTTCTAGTTTGCTCATTATCCTCGACAGTACCTCCACTCGGAGCACTAGCTAGTGACGAGCCACCATTCTCAGCAATAGCAACAGAGAATAGAAGTGACTCACCGGATGAGGGCTTTGTCATTGATCCAGAAGCCCAGGTTCCAGTAGATCCGAATGGGAATGCGGCTTGAATATCAGTTGAGCCTAGCTGAGTACTCCAACCATTCACGGATGTATAGGAGGATGCGACTCCGCACCAATCGTAGAATCCACCAGTTATCGCACAGGTGATAACTGTACCAGCAGGAAGATGATTTCCTGGCGGAAGATCAGCATAGAAGCAAGCAGCATAGATATTGTTTCCATGCTCACGTTCGGCCCACTTAGTCCAAGTCAGACCTAAGCCTGAATTGTCACTACAAGCACCAGCCGAATCTGTACCTCCTCCTTCTGCTGTCGCAAATGAAGCAAAGACTCTAGCACCATCAGCCGTATCGACTAGTGTTGTAATAGTAATGTCAGGAGACGTACCTCCTGCATCACCACCATTCTTTCCAAGATTTGCAACATCTAGCTCGATATTCGTACTTGCGGTATAGGTATCAGAGCCACTAGGAGTTAGCGCAAATATCTCCGTATCTGCATCTGTGTACTCTTTTGCCTTTAGATCGGTTCCACTCGGAGTGAGTGCAAGCCCCTCAGTACCACTATCTGCAAACTGTGCAGCTTCGGTTGCACTAGGAGTTAGCGCCAAACTCAGTGTATTAGAATCAGTGACAGGAGCATTTTGGAACGCCATAGAGATAGCAAGGTATCTCGCGGCAGTCGTATTCGATGGTGCAACTGTTACGCTTGCTTGTGATCCAGCAGCACCACCGAAATTGTCCTGAACGTGTAACTGTCCACCAAGTCGAGTAGTAGACCCCGCATCTTCCCTTTCGTTCCATCCTCCTGTCGGAGTGAACGTATCTACTGCGTCTCTAAATCTTGCAAGGAATCTCAGAATCAGAGCACCCTGCGTTCCAGTAGTGATTGCAGGGTATGTGCAGGTCGTCGTGCCAGAGGCATCATTTACTGTAGTCGTACCATCTTCAACCGGAGCGCCGGCAGTTACAGTGATGCCTGAATAGCAAGTGATGTAGGCACCCCACAAATCTCCAGATGTTCCAGTTGTACCTGAGCAGGCTACGCTAGGTGCAGACTCAGTACCATCGACAATTCGATAGTACACCCAAATTCTGCCACCACTGGCAGTACCGGAAGTCTTAGGAAATTCTGAAAGAAGTGTATAGCCAGATGGGGCAGTCGTTACTGTTGCTGTGATTAGCTGGTTGAAGATAATACAGAACAGTACCGATCCAACTGGTCGTGTCGCAGGCAGAGGAACTGAAATTGCGTTGTTATTGTTCGCATTGCAAAATACAGTTCCACCGTCTGATTGGAAAGCTGCTGCCACTAGATCAGATAGAAGTCAAACGGTCCAATTAGAGGAATTTCGGGACTAATCGTGAACTGCCCCCACAGCAGGTAATGGCTAAATGCCCAAGTCCCGACCGTTGTGTCAACTAGGCAGTAAAGGGTCATATCGACAGCAAGCCCAGATACGAGGTTGTACATCGTATCTGTCAGAGTCGAATCCTTCACCGTGTACTTTGGTGAGTGAGTCGAAAGATCCGTAATCTGAGCAGCCACGTCTGTTACTTCAATCAGGAGGTACTGCTTTGTACCTCTCGCAATTTGGTTTCCTCCTACAAGATCAGGCATTTAACATGCAAACCCTTCTCCGACTCCGAGGAATAGACCTTCCCATCGGCCTTGATTAAATCCACTCCATCTATTTCGGTACTCACCTTCCCATCGTGAATCAAGGAATCCCTCAAACTCTACCTTTTCGGGACAGTAGTGGTCTGTGGCACTAGGAGACAAGACTACTCGCGTAGTGCCACTGTCAATTGACTCTCGAAAGTCCTCACCACTTGCTACGAGTGCTAGGACTTCCGTATTCGTATCTGTGTACTCCCTGACTAGAATATCTGTGCCACTCGGAGTTATGTGAAATAGCTCAGTTCCTGCATCTGTGGAAGCACCGAGAGTTTCTGTGCCAGAGGGAGTAAGATGAAAGTCCTCAGTAAATGCATCAACAAACTGAGCAGTCTCGGCGGCACTCGGAGTCAGCGTTAGCGTTTCTGTAGCTGAATCACTTGTAACAGTCCCTGTTGGGGGAGCTACAAATTGTGCAAAGTGTCGAGTGCTAGAAGCCACTAGCCGTCCTGGTAATTCCTGCGAGATATACGCCAGTGTTAGAAACTGCTGCATAGGTAGCATCTGTCGGAAGTGGTACAGCCGATGCTTCCTGATAAACTCCCGACTGCTTCTCAGCCGCCACAGAGACTAGATTTCCGAATGCCTGGTTTGCAGTTGCAGCAGAATGAGAAAGACCAAGCATGTACTGGACATTTGGTTCTAGTAGAATCTCTGTTCCCGGTGTAACGTACTGCAACTGTGAATTGCCCGATCCGGCTGTAGATCCCGATGCGTAGATTCCTGTACCGTTCCAGTAGTATAGGCCAATTGACCAGTTCCCGCCGGCGGCTGAACCATTAGTCCAGAACAGCCGCTTTACTACATAGTGGAATGGAACCGAGAAAGGCCAGTAGAGGGCAAGATTGGCAGAAGGCCATGCAGCACTAGCCGGATTGCCATAACCTGAAACTAGGTGATTATCTACTCCACCTAGGAAATACTTGCCCCATGTGTGAATATGAGTTGGCCCTGGATACTCAGTAGACGGAAAGTCTGTCATTCCAGTGTACTCCAGAATAGGAAGCAGACGTGCGGGAAGTTGAGATTTGCGGGAACACCACCAGCGAATACAGCAGGGTCAGGAAGTGGAAATGCACTCGCTTGGCTCATACATCCACAAGCCTGAGCAGTCGCACCGTTTAACCCTGGTGATGACTGAATTCGGTATGTCGCAGTTGTGCTATCGGAAGCAAATCCAGCATAGTAAGTCCCACGATCTAGAACAGTGTCGGTAATGTTGACCGACTGCGAAGAGTTGGTTCCTGATTGTGCTGTACTTCCACTCGATACCAGCCTATTCAGCCACTCGTCGTAAAGACCAACATCGAAGTTTCCTGCAACTGTTGCACCATTACGAACGACTGCTTGATAGATCGTAACTCTTCGAGTAACCTCGATAGGCATGTAATAAGCGATATTCTGACCGGGTGCAACACCGGCCATTGTACCGCTTACGCCTGTGATCCAATCTCCAATAGCCGTATCTGTATAGCTCCCCAAAATACCGGCCATGACTCCTGAATCTAGCGTCTCAGGATAATCACCCAATTTGGAGAACCTTCCAAGGGAAGTTCCGGCTTGTACCCTTTGTCTGTTTTAGGGTAAACCTGAGTGCGCCAGAATCGGTTAGCTCGTTTGAGATTGGAACGCTGATCTTGATTAGATCATCCGCATTCTGTGCATTCATGTATCTCTTGAAGTACGCAACCCTTCGCGTACCTCCCGTGAGAACCATCGCATACACCCGCAATTCCAAAACGTCACCATCGACCATATTGACCGTATCTACTTCAAGCAGAAACGATCCAGCAACGTTTACGTCGCTAAGTGTATGTTCAGTTGTTACTGTAGCAGTCTGAGTACCGCTACCAAACGCTGAAACTGACATTTAGCTCAGCCAGCCTTGATAGCAGGTGTAACCTTCTCAGTATCGCCGTTTGCAAACGTTCTAGTTGCAGCCGTATCTCCTGCGAAGTACGGATTTCCTGCATTCAGGGTAGAACCATCTGTCAGCACCCAGGAGTTAGCTCCATTTGGTGAGGGTGCGCCCGAGAATGCACCAAACGTGACCTGATCGGCAGTTGTGGTCTGTCCTCCAGTGCTTGTCGTGTTATCAAACGTTGAAGTTCCCCAGTCAATTCCAGCCTGGTTGATAGACTTAGCGATAGTCTGTCGGGCATATCCATTTGCAGTTGATGCTCCGATTTCATTGATATTCGTCCCCGATACCGTCGCCGACCAAACACTGTTTCGAGCCATAGAGCTAACTGCAATGGTACTAAGTCCAATCGTCCAAGACGATGGAGGCGTAACCGATCCTGAGTTGCCCATAACGTAATCCGTTACGAGCTTGCTCATCTGCTGAAATGCCAAAACTGCACACATTATTCGATGATCCCTTCTCTCAGTGCAATAGCGATTGCATGTGCTGTGTTCTTTGCCCTCAACGCAAACCGCGCTTTCTTCAAATACGTCATCACGGTGTAGAACGCAATTCCCAATGTCTGAGCTACCATCTCAGTCGTCATTCCATGACTCATTAGTGCTAGACACTGTGCCTCTCTCGGAGTCAGACTTCCTGTTCGCCGCCTTTCAAACATTTCAATCCGACCCGCATCTGGAATCCGTCCATCTAACAGTTGTTCTGGAACAATCGGCAACTCTGCCAAATTGTTCAAGAGTCTTTGAGGAACCTCCCTATCGTAGTACCACTCTGGGTCATGTTGCTCGGCGGCCAACTACCCCCCTTTATAGATCGAGCGCCAACTCCCTCTCTTCCTTCATCTTGTACTGCGAATCATGCACACCAACATCATCAGCGTGTGGATTGGCAAGTTCACGAACCCTGGCCGCCAAATCCATCACGTTCACTACTTCTCCCTGGCCCTTCATAATCTCATCAAGCGCCTTCTTTGCAACATCCTTGCTCATGGTCATATCCTGACCATAATCCCCAGGGTGCTGATCGTAAGCAAGCACCTTAACTACTCTTTCTGCCGGGTGTCCAGTAGGTCCACCTGGCTGACCAGTCGTAGCCTTTTGATGCTGAGCCGTCACAGCAGCAATTGCTGCCTCATCATCAGGGTACTCAGCAACCGACTTACTACCAGTCTCGTAAATTACCTCATAAAACGGCAAAGCTTCCTCCCTATACGAAGAACGCAACAACGAAGATCAAGCAAAGCACCAACAACCACAGGGGCAAATGTGCGGCTAGCACGATAATCAGCCAAGCCACCGCGAGTACCAACAAGACGGCCAGTAACACGCTAATTTTGAGAACCTCCTTCCGCATTTATGTAATGGTCAGGTACGTTTATACTCGAAATCTCTACCGCTGCAATTATGTCGCTTCGATTACACAAAGTCTCAATCGCCTTACCCAACACTATGGCCTGTTCTTCATCCTCTTCTCTCATGCACACACTAACGACTGTCAATCTCATGCGTCCTCATCAATGACGTACTGCTCTACTCTTTCCGTAGCTCGATAGCCTAGCGCAGTTGCTATGACACCATAAGCCGCAAAAGCTAGTGCTTCCATCGAGACAATGAAGATCGCAGTTGAGTCCGGCTTGGATATAGCTAACCAATAGATCGTTTGCAAAATCGTCAGCAGGAGCATCAGGACTCCCATGAACATCTGTCCGTGAGAGCCAAATATCTGTCTCAGCATTCAGCGTCATCTTGTGGGATCGGTGAACTCTCAAACAACGCTTGCTCTGTCTCATTATTGGTAACTGCATCCAAAACAGGGATAACACCATATGCCGCCAGTTTCTTAGCAGCCTCCGGGGTCATGGAGAGGCCACTAATTCGCAACATATGGTGTTCCCTGTCACTGTGGGCTTTGGCATGCTTTGCGGCCCATGCCTCTCGGTTTTCAAGTGCCCACAATTCGTTCAAACCTGAGCGGTCCAATTCGCTCTGAAAGACCCTTCCGCAAATTAGGCAAGCCCGAAAAGGCTTATCCGGTTCAAAGTTTAAGCCTTCTAAGCTTTGAAGCCCTACTGCAAATCCTGAACTAATCATTCGCAGTTAGCTGACCAATCAGATCATCAAGAGTCGTACCTGCATTTTTCGCCGGCGCTGACCGACCGAAGATAAATTCAAATGCAAACTTAATCGCTGCAAGCTGATCGCTTTCCTTTTCAGCATGTTTAGCGATGTAGTTTAGCTGCTTTGCCAAAGCTGGCATTTCTTCGACAAACAGCTTAGTCGTCAATTCCTTGATGTGTTCCTTGTCAGTTACATCCTTGGCGAATTCCTCGCCAATTGCATCTTCGTAGCTTTTCAGTCTTTCGATGAAGTCGCTAGCCACCTGTAAACCCCCTGTCTAGGTACACGCGCGAGAGAGTAAACGACACGGAGGTTGTTACTAGTACATAATACACTTTTCAAATTTCAGAATCGGTCCATATGCTCGATAGTCGTCGTTGCGGCGGGTTGCCTGCGATAGAGTTCCTAGTGCAAGTGATATGGAAGTTCGATAGGAAAGGGGTTCGCCCGATATGGCCGACAAACGAAGTCACGCAACTGATCCCGAGACACTGCGCGCAATTCCAGCAGTCAACGGTACTCGGATCGGTGGGACACGAAAGCCCCGAACACGCACTAAGGCACTGTCAGATTGCATCTCCTACAATGTCAACGATCCCGACAATGTGAGCATCTTCCACGCGAAGCGCGGTCGCAAGCAACGATCGGCCCGCATCGTAGAAGTCAGGGACACGAGGATTCAGAGGGATCGGGCACTGGCCGCGAAGATCGGGACAATCCATCAGGAGGAGGGGCTGTAAAGCCCCTCACCCTCCCTCAGAAAGGGGTGACTGTGTACTACATCGTCACAGTGCGAGACTCGGACGAAATCCCACTCGGAGCGACTACCGTAAAAGTTGGGTTCGGTCGAACAATCATCGACTGGCTGAACGATCACGAATTGATTGATCCTGGCAACGTCATCACAATCGAGGTAAGAGAGGAGGAAGTATGAATCTACCCATTGCACATCTGATCGGCGACTTGATCGCAGTCCTGCTAATTGTGTGGGTCGGACTGTTTGTCCTGCTGGCGCTGTATTCGGCGAAATCGCAGAATCGGAGCTACAGATAGAAACTCGACCTACAATCCTACTGTAAACATCGGACTAAGATGCAAATGACGTTACACCACATGCCCTAAGGTATGTTGGAAAATACAACCCAGGACTGTAGAATACTAAAAAAGTGTATAATACAACCTAAGAAAGGGTAAGTGTAACAAGTTCTCAGAAAAAATAACTAAAATTCGATAAATCATCAAAAGCAGCGACTTTCTGAGAAAAACGACTTGACTTTCTGTAGGTTCTCCTGTAGGATGTAATCAACCCAATCAACCGAAAGGAGCAAAGACAATGACACTTCGAGAAGCGCGGGAATTGCAGAAAGGTCTGGTAGACGAGGGTATGGCAAGCAACCCCGACGAAGCTGCACATATGCTAGTTGATATGGGCGAAATCGACTCAGACCAACACGCCGAACTTCTGTCAGATGCCGAATGCGAGAGAATCTACGGTTAGCTGACTTGACACGAGCTTATCAATTCGGTAAGCTCCTACCAAGTCATCGAAACCAGCGAAAGGAGGTGTAATCCACAATGTCGTATTTCATCGAGCTTGAGCCGGATGAGATTACTGAGATCATGTCCGAGGGAAAGCTGACTGGTGTGTACGCTGCTGCGCTCCGCGAGTTTTCGGAGTCCGGTCGGCAGAATGCCGTCATTTCTCTGACTGAGGGCGTTTTCAAGGGTAAGACTGCTGCCACGGTTCGGCAGAGTTTTCTCCAGAACGCTAGCAAGATGAAGCTTGACATTACCGTCACCGCGCGTGAGCACAAGAATGACAAGGGTGAGGTCGTGAAGGGCTTTGTCGTGCTGTCTCAGGATGGTGCAGTCTCGGCCTAAAACTGAGGGTGGGGAGAAAACAGCAACACGAATCCCCGCCCTGAGTTTTAACCGAAAGGAGTGAGTGATGGAAACCAAGTTTATCGTCAGAAAGCGTTGGTTCGATGAAACGTGGAACGTGGAAGAAATCGAACTGACGCTAGAGGATTACCTACTCGCGGGTCAAGTTGCGAGTGGTGAAGCAAAAGCACTCGATAAGGTTTACGGGGATACCGCGCAATGGACGGTTGATCTAGTAAATCCGAAGGGTGGGAGTTACTACCAATTCTTTCACGGAAGGACTGAGTGAAGATGGAAAGGCAACTTGCACTAAGAGAAGATGGTGACACAGAGATTGCGATTTACTGGAACGATCAGAACGATACCGTAACACTGTATGTGACAGATCCGCAGGGTTATCAGTTCCAGGAGATTCCGAAAGATCAGGCACTTGAGGCATACGAACATCCGTATGTATATCTCTAGCTTGCCTGAGATTACAGGAGCAATTGCATAATAGGTGGAGCGTGAAGGAACATCACCGCGCCCGGTACGATACAGGGCACTTTCAAACCCTAGTGATGGGAGCCGTACAGAGAGTGTACGGATTTGCCTGAATTGTGCCGTCCTGTAATCTCAGGGAGGTTTGAGAAAATGGATGTTGAGACACTTGACAAGATCACGAACCTAGCTAATACTCTGCTAAAGGATCACAACCTAGAGGGTTGGAGATTCAAGTGGGGTAACTCGAAACGCAGGCTAGGGATGTGTTCATTTAAGGAAAAGACAATCGAGGTATCGCTATGGTATGTAGGTTCCACATCAGACGAGGAACTAGAGGATACTGTGAGACACGAAATAGCTCACGCAGTTGTAGGTTCCGGACACGGACACGATTACGTCTGGAAACGTGCAGCTATTCAGCTAGGTGCAAGACCTCAGAGTTGCGCGCCGGATCACGTTCAATCGGCAGCACAACCTAACTACATCATCGAGTGCTCCAATTGTAAGAAACGATGGGAAAGATTTAGATTGCGAAAGGAACTAAGACGGGAGGGAGTGAAGTCGTCATGCTGTCGCGCACCATTGACTTTCTACAGAGTGAAGAGAGGCTAGAGTACCTCATCGACAAAGTGATGGGTCAGTGTGCAGACTGCAAGCAAGATTGCAAGAAAGCACATCCCTCACATACAGTAGCGTGTGACTGTTGCAAGTGGATGGAGGAACACAAGGAAGAGGTATTCGTAACGTGGAGGGAGTTGGTATAAGATGGATGAGCCCGTTCGTTGTTTGGAAGAGGGACCGGATTGCGTAGGTGAGGTAGAATACCACATCAATCCGGATAGGGATGATTTCAAGGCATTCCCGCGATGTGAGTACCATCAGTCAAAGAGACTGGAAAGCGCAGAAAAGACAATGGAACTACTGAGCGATGCTCGACCTAGTTGGTTTGATCCGTCATACGCGGGAGAAAGGTGGGACGAAGATGATCCGGGGTACTAACGTCAAGATTCAACTGAGAGACGTGAAGCAGCCACCGTACTCAGTGATTGGAGAGTACGAGGGAACAACACAACTTCACGAACGCGGTCAAGTCTATGTGATCGTGAAAGGTACGATCGGTGAGAGTATGGACAAACTCATCCATGTACCGGAAAACTTGATTCACGAGATTGTCGTCTAACAGGGAGGGAATCATGCCTGTGGGGTTGGGTGAAGAGTACGAGTTCTCAAGTGAGATTGAATTTTTGAGGAGCAAGATTTCATATCTCACTGGATTCTGCACGTTGCACTACATGGTTACGGAGAGTGATCCAAGTTTCCAGTACCGTCAGAAGCTTGAGACTCTGATGAATGAGGTAAATAGTGAGTTTACCAAGCTATTCCCACTAGGAGGGAACAATGGGTGATTTCAACATGCCGCCCGGAGTTAGTGTAAATGACATTCCAGGCAATCGTCCCGAGGATGTAGAGGAAGATGCATTTTGGGAGGCTCTCGATGTAAGGATGAGGGAGAAGCATCCTGAGTCTGCTGGAAAGATTGATGAGTTGTGGGAAACGCACGAACAAATGTTTATTGACATTGCACTAGAGATTCGGGAGCTTGCGTACCATCGAGGATTCAATGAGGGCAAGCTTGAGGCTGACCTCGAAAGAATGGAGAGGGAAGATGAGCGCGGATAACGGATACATCCTGTGTCAGTGTGAAGATACCGGAAAGTACGGACTCTTCTACTACAATGCAAGTGTGGACTATCCTCCGAGTCACTACATCGAGAAGAATGCAATGGCTCTTTGGACACATCCGATTACTGCGATCATCGAGGGACACGAGGTTGCCAACAAGGAATGCACTGAGTATGGATTGCACATTCATGCAAGTGTCGTGAATCATGCGAAAGTCAGGTGGGCACACGTCAAGGAACTAATCGTGAAAGGACTGGAATAATGACGACTCTCAGAGACGTGACTAAAGATCAGATCATCGACGTTGCAGTTGAAACTGAGGATAGATTCCCTGACCTCAAGAATCACGAACTGTTCGATTTGGTCAGTGATTGCATCGGGCGAGAACTGACAGATATCGAGTGGCGCATGGTTCTCGTGGCTTACGAGGCCGGCGGGGTTTGTGCAAAGAACTCGGTTTGGTACAAGTGGCTAGCTTGACAAGAGAGGCGCAATCTGATAGACTCCGATGGAATCGGCGCGGAGGTAGCGAATCGAAATTTAGCAATGGCTAGCTTGCCGCAGATACTCTCTTAGATATAAAAAAGAATGACAAAGTATAGAAGCTGGCCCTTCTATACTCAAATCATTCGCCCCGGTCAGTGGGGAACCCGCAAATGCCCAAAGAGGCGCGGTCGGAGAGTATCTGCGGGAGGCTAGTTTTGTAAGGGGACACTTACCTCATAGTCTTAGTCCCAAGATTCCATTCTATGAGGAATAAATACGGGAGTGAGGAAAGGAGGCGAGAATGACACCGCCGTACACTTTGTATGTGAATGAGGAAAGAACGGTCAAGGTTGAAGATTGGCCGGATCAGATTGACCGCATTCATGTTGCAGTAAGAGAGCATCCCGATGATATGTGGGGTCCTCCTATTGCATGCGATAAGGAGGATATGAGTGCTTACTATCCTGACAAATAATCAACCGCGTGAGCTAGTCTGTTACTTCGATGTACCGAAGGAAAAGAGAAGTGACTTCGACTACATCGAAGAGAATGACAGGTATACTGCACGTCTAGCACCATACAAGGGTGAGTTCTATGACGTGGACGATTGTGAGCCAGTCGGGAATATTGAGCATTTCAATGACTGGCATGGTTACTTCTCAGAGACGTTCTTCTCAGGTGTGTTGTTCAGATACGTTCCTGATACTGACTACGAAGAGGTAGTCATGGGGAGGTACTACAGCTAATGGATTTCACAGATAGTGATAGTAGGCAGATGCTTCATCTTCTGCATAGATACTGTGAAGAGTTCTGGCCTGATATTCCTGTCACGATTCCTGCACTTGCTGAGGATCTAGCAATGTCTCTCGATGAGACGAGTGATGAGGATGATCGGGCATATAGGGAGATTGAGCAGCTATGCCGCTGAATACTGAAATCGTTAGAGACGGTGAAGCTCTGCAACTCAGGTGGGATTACACTACACTGAGTTGTATGATGACAGCAGCATGCATCGAGTCTCTACCAGGAGTAGAGTACAACGATGGTAAGACTTACGGCGGACTTGAGGGAACAGGAAAGTTTGTAGACTTCTCATGGTTTCCTATCTACTACATGAGTCCGGCACCAATCTTGATTGAGAAGGGTGTTCAGACTCTCAAGCGCGATCATTCATTCCTAATCAACGAAAACGGAGAGACACTAGATTTCGAGGCCGGCGATATTCTCCATGCATACAGGACAATGAAGTAAGGAGGGATGATGTTCATTGTGAGTAGGCAAAACGGGTTCTATGACACGGAGCTAAGAATCGAAATCGCCACAGGGCGCGATGAGATTAGTCCTGGCATGCTCGTTCCGAACTATGACGAAGAGGGAGAGTACGATACTGCTACTGAGGCAGTACACGCAGCAATGGCGCTTAGAGACAATCACTACCCCGATGAGACTAAGCCAGAGATTACAGTTTCTAGTGCCGCTAGCATCGGACTCTATCCGACGAGTGATGATGGATGGTTCGATGACAAGTTGCATGAGTGGGCAGAGAAGCGAGACTTGCGCGATAGCGAGGAAGCGGTGTACTTCGATGAGTAAGTTCTCATCACAACACTACAACGCGATTGCCAAAGACATTCGTGAAGAAATGGCAAAGACAGTTGAGATTCTGCGCGCTAGATCAGGAGTATCTGAAAAGGCAGCGAGGGATCAGGCTATGTCTGCAATGACAGCTTTGTGTAACATGGCACTTCGACTAGCTAGGAGGTTTGTATCAGATAATCCAGAGTTTGACCCAATACTATTTCTCGACCGATGCTCACCTAATCAAGACTTGTATCCATTGAGTGAGTTGTGGGAAGAGGATGAGGAGTCCAGAGTAATCCAAGTGGAGGGATAATGCTAGGTTGGCTAGTAGTAGCCTATATCGTAATCCTGCTAATTTTTGGGACTCACTAATGACAGACCTAGTAGACAAAGCAAAGAGAGCACTTGAGAGGCCGGAGTATTTCGCATACTACGGTGATTTGCATGAAGCTGATGGTTGGGGCAGAACGGGACTAGGACAGCACCGTGATGCAGATGAGTTGACTCGCAGCAATTGGGAGGTTATCTCCAAAGACCTGCTAGAGCGGTTTCCTGATGACTTCCAAGCAGAGTCCTACAATCATTGGGCTGTGGGTTGGACGGAAGAGTTGAGAGTCAGAGTTATCAAGGAAGAGGTAGCTGCTGAGCTTGACGGGAATTTCACAGACCTTGAGGAAGAGGATCTAACTGAGGCATTCAAGGCTTGTATCGAATGGGCTGAGAAGCTTGCAGATTATCCGGTTGCTGACGAGGAACACTTCTCTAGGCTAGAACACGAAGAATTGATGGAGTATCTGCATAATGAGGTTTACTCCGAATGGGACAGACAGCGCGATGACGCTGATCCTCCGGATGATCTAGAGGAAAAGGTAGCGCGCAAACTCTTCGACAATTACTCAGTCAGTCGAGTCGATGATATTCAGCACAAGGATCTAATCCAGTGCATCAACGAGATTGCGGAGGAACCGTATGCGAAGAACAATCTGTAGAGGTTGCGGAGCAACAGTTGAATCAGATAAGGTGAAGGGCAGTAATCTACATCTTGTCACTCTGACTGTACACGCGCACGATACTAGAGAATGGGTACAACGTACACGAAATGGAGACACAAGCTACGCTGAGGATCTGTGCGATGATTGTATTGGACGCATC